GCCCTATCTCTTGAAGCAACCAGATGCCACCCCGCCACGTGCAGCCAATCCAGGCGCAACCAATCCAGGGCGCGCCATTGCGGGGAGCGGCGTGTTAGAAGTCACCTATGAGCAATACAACGCGATGGGCAAAGATCCCCTGATAGGGCAAGCTAAACGCATCCAGATGGCCCGCGAGGGCAAGCTCAAAATCATCAGTAACTAGGTAGCAGTATATCTGCTATCAAAAGGAATAAATCATGGCAGATATTACGAATGTGATCCTTGATGCTTCCGGCTTCCTCCCGCAAGTCTGGGCAGCCGAAGCACTCCCGATCCTGCGGAACCTGATCCGCCTTGCCAAGCTCATCACCACAGATACCGACATGGGAGAAGCGGGATGGAAAGGGAAGCAATTGAACATCCCGTACCCTGGTACGTTCACGGCGCAAGCCAAAGCGATCAACTCGGTTGCGGTTGTGCAGACACCAGCGGGAGGCGCATCCGTTCCGCTCACCCTGAGTCAGCATCAGACAGTTGACTTCCTCCTTGAAGATTTCGCGCAAGCGCAAGCATCGACCGATGTGATGATGCGCTACATCCAACCGGCGATCGTCGCGTTGGTGGAGAAACTCGAAAACGACCTGTTCGGCATGATCAAGTCATCCACCGGCGGAACCGTCGGCATCCCAGGCACCAATCTTGTTGGGCAGATGTTGTTCAATGCACGCCAGAAACTCAATGCACTGAAAGCGCCACAGACCGATCGATTTGCCGTGTTCAGCACCAAAGACGAAATATCGCTCATCACCGATCCGATCCTCGCGCAGTATTTCGCGTATAGTGCCTCACAGGACTTGCAAGAAGGCCAGTTAGCCCAAAACCTCGCAGGCTTCAAGCCGTTCATGTCACAATTCGTTGACATTAACAGCAACTATAACAATGTCCAAACCATCACGTCTACCGCGACGGGCGGTACCTTCACTGTCACGATCGGTGGCCAGACGACCGCCGCGCAAGCATTCGGCGTGAGCACAGCGGCATTGCAGACGGCACTACAGGGCCTCTCATCTGTCGGTGTCGCGGCAAACGTCGCGGTCACTGGCACCGCTGGCACGTCCTACGTGATCACCTTCCTGGGTGTCGCTGCGGCCCTCAATGCGGTGATCGTCCTCAACGTCGCTGCTCTGACAGGTGGCACGGCTACCGTTGCCGCTGGCACATCTGGCACCCTGGCCACATACAACGTCGCTGCGCACAAATCGGCGTTCATTATGGCGATGCGACCATTCAGCGAAGTCCCTGCTGGCAGTGGTGTCGCAACCGCGACCATCGTGGATGTCGAGAGCGGTATTGCCCTGCGCGTCCTGAAACAATACAGCATCCAATATCGTGCTGAGTATGTCGCGTTCGATATTTTGTACGGTTTCACGCCGCTTCGCCCATCGCTGTCTGTCACGATGCTCAGCTAGTCAAAAGAAGGCGGTTTCAGTATGGCAGTGGTCCGTATCAGCATGGCAGCGCTCATCACCCGTACCCGTCGCTACATTGGTGACAAAGCGGGAGCCAGCGAATACTTTGCCGATCAGGATATCCAAGACGAATTAGACCTGCAAAGGCATGTCATTCGGTACGGATCGCTCCGTCCTGAAGTCACCATCTCGACCAACGGTCTCTATAACTATGCGGATTACTACAGCCTGGGGATCGAAAACTGGGAAGATGATTATGTCTTGCAGTGGGGCGATTATTCCCCACTGACGGCTACCTTGTCAGAGCCAATAACGGGACATTGGCAGTTCTCGAATGGGCAGCCAGGGGGCCAATATCCCCCAGTCTGGATTACGGGCAAGTTCTACGACTGCCACGGCGCTGCTGCTGATCTCTTGGAGCAATGGGCGGCTGGTCTCGCAACCACTGCCTATAATTTCGTGAGCGATCGTCAATCCTTTTCACGTGGTCAGATCATCCCGAATATGCAGCGACTAGCCGACAATCATCGCGCCCAGTCGATGCCACGATCAACGCATATCCGCCGTAATGATATTGCACGCGCCAATGACGCCGTATCACTAGAACTAGGGGGATTAGGCGATGTTGTCAGCCAATGAAATCGCCGCGATGCAAGCCGTGGTCATCGGCTCATTCGATGTCACGATCGCCGTACAGCGCAAGAGTGTCACACCCGATGGCTACGGACACTCGACCGAAGCGTGGTTGCCTATCAGCACATCCAAGGTCAACATCTTTCAGCCGAGTGCGACGCAATTGGCCACATATGCGGATGTCATCGGAGCGCAATGGGCGGTGATGATGCGATTTGCCCAGACCACGGATATCAAGGAATCCGATCGCATCCTCTACGATGCCCGTACGTGGCTCGTACAAAACATCATCAATGCGGATAGCTATTCGTTTTCGACTGAGTGCTTGATGACGGTGATTGTCTGATGTTGAGCTTCAATCACTTCCCTCAAATCGTCGCTATGCTGCATACAACCACCGCTGAGGTCGTGCGCAAGACGGCATTTGATATCGAGGCAGAGGCCAAGAATCGGGCGGCAGTCGACACGGGCAACATGGCTGCATCCACCTATGCGGTTACATCCGAGAGCAGCGACTATGGCGGCGGCGGTCAACATCTGCTACCACCGATCCCCGCTGTCGAAAATGACCACACGGCGTATGTGGCAGTGGGAGCAAACTACGGAATATATCAGGAAATGGGGACGCACAAGATGGCCGCGCACCCGTTCCTCATCCCTGCATTAGAAGCCTGTCGTGAGGGATTCATGGCAGCAATGGGCGCACTCGAATCGCACTTTGGGGGTATCCGCTAGTGGCAGAGATCGCGCAAGCGTTCCAGTGGATTAACACCACTCTCAAAGCTGATACCGCATTGACCACGGCAGCGACGGGCGGGGTGTGGCAAGGCTTTGCAGACCTTGGCACGAATACACCGTATGCACTCTATCTGCAACAAGCGGGTACGGATGTCCTGACCATGAACGTCAAACGCTTGTTCGTCAATTTGCTCGTGCAAGTCAAGGCAATCGGTCCCTCAGCACAGTATGCGGTGTTGGTGGTCATTGCTGACCGCATCGATGCACTGCTAGGCCGTGTAGGACCATTGACCCTGGCATCTGGCGGTGTGCTGGCCTGCTATCGTGAGCAAACGATTGCCATGAGCGAACTGATCAACGGCGTCGCATGGTCGCATCTGGGCGGCATGTACCGCATTCAATTACAAGGATCATAGGAGGCAGCTATCATGCCAACATGGACAGCAGAGAGAACCACCGTCAATCAGCATATAGCCGTAGGTGCTGAGAGCTTGACCGCATTGGGCACGAAAGTTGCCTGTACCAAGCTGTTAGAGATGTTCAGCTTTGACATCGGTATCGATGCGGATGTCATGTTTTACCGCGGAACTGGCAGAAAATATCCAAGCACCCAAGAGGAAAACAAAGAATGGTCGTCAGTCGATGTCTCTGGGAACATGGACTATAACGGCGTCATCTATCCGCTTGGCGGTGTCTTTGGCGCTGCATCACCTGTCGCGCATGGTACCTCTGTCACGGCGAAAGACTGGATCTTTACGCCGCCGATCACTGGATCGATCGTGCCTCAAACGCTCTCGATCGAGCAAGGCGACGCGGTACGCGCACACAGCCTTGCCTACGGCCTCTTTACCGATTTCGGGTACAAAGGCACCCGTACCGATATCACGCTGAATGGCACGAAGATGATCGCGCAACCCTTGCAAGACGCGATCACCCTCACAGCATCCCCCGTCGCGGTCCCCATAGCGCCGATCGTCTCGAAGCATTTAAACCTCTATCTTGACTCATCAGCGGCAGCGCTAGGCACCACACAGTTATTGCGTGCGCTCTCGATCGACTTTGCGGTTGCTGGCGTGTATAGCCCGCTCTGGGTGTTCAACCGTACCAACGCATCATGGGCCGCGCATGTCGATACGGTCCCTGCCAGCAAATTCAAGCTGAAACTGGAAGCCGACGCGCAAGGCATGGCGCTCTTGGGCTACCTACAAAGTGGCGTCACCTATTACCTGAGAGCCAATGCGCAAGGCAATGCGATCGCTGCCGATGGTCCAGGCACGGTCTATAACTCTTTTACTCACGACATGGCGATAAAAGTGGGCAAGCCGACGAAGTTTGCCGACGATCAAGGCGTTTTCGCTATCGAATGGGAATGCACCATCGTCGAAGACAACACATGGGGCAAATCACAGATGGTCACGGTAACGAACCTGATTGCATCTCTCTAGCCAACGATTCTATTTCAACTTAGGAGCACACACGATGCCACTCAGCTTTGCCAAGATGGTCACGAACCTCGCTACCGTCACGATGGACTTTGGCGACACCGGCAGCCTCAATATCGTCTATCATCCCGCGCTGATCACCCAAGATCGGATGTTGATCGGCTCTACGTTCGATGATGCCAAGACGACCCAAGCCACCAAAGATGCCCTAGCCGCACTCGATACGGCGATCGTGGATGTGGTGGCATCCTGGGACTTCTACGAAGATGCGGAAGAGACGATCCTCGTGCCGTTGACGGTCGAACGGATCAGCCAATTGCCGATGGTATTGCGCGGTGAAATCTACGGCGCGATCGTGCGGGATGTACGCCCAAACGCGACACGGCCAGCGACGGCCCAGACCCAGAGCTAGTCGCCTTGCGCCGCTGGCTTGTGCTGAATGAGACTACTGCATTGGCATGGTGTCCTGACTGGTATAGCCTGATGCAAGCCGCCAAATACTTAGGCGTGGCCCCTTGGGATCTCATGGCGCAGTCGGTCTGGTGGCGTGACAAAGCCGTGATCGCCGCATCTGCCGAAGCACAAGCCGACGACATCAAAAATAAGCAGACCTGAGAGGGACATATCATGCCCGTCAATGCTGCGCAGTTACAAGTCAAAGTAGGAGCCGATACGGGCGAAGCTGAGAGCAAACTTGCCGCAATGGGCGCACAAGTGGCCTCGGCTGGCGCGGCTATTGGCGCGTTTGCATTGGTGGCTGGCGGGGCGATGATTGTCGCTGGCGTCAAATCGGTGTTGATGGCTGGCGACTTCCAGGCAGGCATGACCTCGCTTGTCACAGGCGCGGGTGAATCACAGAGCAACCTCAAAATGGTCTCCGATGGCGTCTTGAAGATGGCGGTGGATACAGGGACATCGACACAGCAATTGATCGCTGGTATGTATAACATCGATAGTGCCAACATCCACGGCAAAGCCTCACTCGTCGCGTTAGGCGATGCCGCACGCGGAGCCAAAGTAGGGGTCGCTGACCTGGGCACCGTCGCTGATGCGATGACGACCGTGATGACGGACTATAAAGACAGCAATATTACCTCAGCACAAGCGGTCAATGGTCTGATTGCCACCGTCGCCAATGGCAAGACGCATATGAACGATCTGGCAGGCGCGATGTCGCATGTCTTGCCGATCGCATCGAGCTTTGGTGTGAGCCTGAACGATGTAGAAGGGGCGATGGCGACGATGACGGGCGAGGGTGTCCCTGCTGCGGATGCTGCCACCTATCTCGGACAGATGCTGAAAGGTCTCGCATCCCCCACGTCGGCAGCCAGCAAGGCGCTTGAATCGATAGGTCTCTCGGCAAAGCAAGTCAATGCGGATATGAAAGAGAGCTTGCCAGCGACACTACAAG